GTCGCACCGTTTGACACGAAATCGTCCGGCGGTTTCGGGCCTACCAACGTCGAGAACGACGGTAGAAACGATAGATCGGCGTTGCGGTATTGATGATCTGGCATGGTTCCACGTCCAGTTCGCACACGTGTATGTGTGTGTCGGTCAAACGACATCCAGGTCATAGCCTGGGGAACCGGGTGGAGCTACGGTCAGAAACCGCATGAGCACTCCACAGGACGGTGGGCACGTCGCGAACGTGCCGTCGGGACCACTGGTGATTATGGCGACAATCGCGAGATAGTGCAAGTCAATCCGTCGCCTGGCGGATCTCGACGAAGATCCGACCATCTGGCGGCTCACGACCAAACTCGCGTATTTCTAGGTGTTTAACCTGCGAATCGTCATCCCAGATGCCAGCGTGTGTGATCGCATCGAGCAGAGATTTCAGCAAATTGTCGAGGTCACGACGCCGGCGATCCGGCATCCATACCCCGATTCTGACGTGCAATCGTCCATGTATCGGCGGGTTATTGCTCGCACACATGGTCCGGATAGTGTCACGATAAACGCGACCCTCGGCACTGATCAGGACGCGTGGCGACTGTCGAATGACAACACTCCGCCAGTAGTGATTCAGAGAAGGCGGCCACGGCAACTCCGCCGCGAACAATAGCGATCCGTCATCTGCCATCTAATCGGCCTCCACCCATTTACGTCGTCGTCCGTCGTGTACTCGTCGCACTCGGATCGCCTCCGCCGGCGGATTTGCGATGGCACGCCGGGCGGCATCCACGCGTTTGCTCCACGTCCGTTGGATCTCGCGACACGCCTGAGCGATCTGCTCGGCGGATGGTTCATAGCTGGCTTGCACGGTGCCACATTTTTGACATCGTTTTTCGTCGTCTGGTCGTAGCTGGTAGCAGTGTGTGCAACGGAGCATGGAGTTACTCTCCAGTTGATCGTGAATATCGGCGTTTAGAGATTTCGGCAGCAATGCGGTCCTGTATTTCGCGTTCATGGAGATAGTACTTCTCCAACTTCTCTATCTCGACCGCATGGTCGTGTTGCATCTGCTCTATCCTGCTCTCTAACTCATCGCATTTACAGGCAAGAACCTTGGCGGCATGCATCGCAGTGATCCATCTGACATTAGGATCACCTGAGCACTCCGTGGCATTAGCGATCTGCTTGGCTCGTTCAGCGTCCATTACGTGTGCTCCTTCAGTAGCCGGGGAATTCATTCGGATCATTGAATCTGGTGCGCTGTCCGTCCCATTCGAGCATGATCTTGCCGGTGCGATAATGCCTATGTTTTGCCACAAGCAACTCAGTCTCGGTTGCTTCGGATGACTTCTTATGGATAAATAGAACCGCGTCGGAGTCCATCTCGATGCTGCCGGACTCGCGCAGGTGTGATAGTCGCGGTCGGTCCATCTTGTCGCTTTCGCGATTTAACTGTGCCAAGGACAACACCACAATATCGAGCTCTTTCGCCAACGCCTTCAGTGAACGCATGATCTCGCCGATTTGCTCGGACCGGTTGACTCGCTTGTCGGTCGGTTCGACGTATTGAACATAATCGACCACAATCAATCGCAGCTTTCGCTTGGCGTGCTCACGTCGTGCCGTGGCGCGGATTTGTCCGACCATGGCGCGCGGCGGACTCCACACAACCAGAGGATCGTCGGCAATGTCCGATTGTGCCTTGCAAAGTCGTGATAGTTCACTCACGTCGGGTTGGCTTGCGCGAAGACGGCGTGAATCCACGTCGGCGTTGCCGCATAAGATCCGAGAAACCAGTTCCTGGTCTTTCATTTCAAGGGAGACGAATAGCACGCCACGGCCACGGCTCGCGTTGTAAGCTGCAACTTGCATTGCCAAGGCGGTCTTACCCATGCCGGTTCTCGCCGCAACAGTGACCAGTTCGCCACCCATCCAGCCGCCAACAGTCTGGTCCAGCCGTTGGATGCCGGTCATCAGGATCGGTCGGTTCTCGGCCGGCTTGGCAAGATCCATAAGCCACTCGCCGGCCACTTCGCCGATCAAGCGTGCCTCGGTGGACCCCGCGCTCCCAATGTCGTTCTGTTGAGCATCGAGCCACTTCGTGATCGCCTCGGGATCGGCGCCGTCGTCGGTGGTCTTGGCGATCAACGCATGACCAAGAGCCTCAAGGCGCCGCAGTTCGGCCCCTCGACGCACCAGCTTCGCGTAATGGGGCGCATTGCTGGCAACGGCGTCCATAGCCAACCTTGCAACGAACGCCGCGGTACTGACGGTCTTGGGAACGTGTTGGTGCCGCAGCTCGGCCGCCAATACCTTGGGATCGCCAACCGGGACGCCGGCCTCCCGAGCGATTGCCAGAGCCTCGAAGAAGTGCCCGAAGTCTGGATTCGCAAAATCGATGCCGTTTAGATCCGCAGCAAGCTGGTCAATGTTTGTCGGGTCCAGAATGAGCGAACCGAGTAGACCGCGTTCAATATCTGCCGTCGCTTCCATCAGTTCAGCCCTTCGAGAATCGGATAATCTGTTTCAGCCTGACCGTTGCCATTCTGTTTGGCTCGGATCTTCCAGGTCCGCACCGCCGCACGCCAGCTTTTCATTTTTTGCCGACCGGCCATCCAGCCGCGGGTCTCGTAGTAGGCCACGAAATGTTCGCCGTCGAGTTCGAAGCCAATTGTCTTTCCGTAGTCGGATACCTCTGTGGGGGTGGGTGGCGTGAAACGCCGTCTCCCTCTTACTTCTTTACCCTTCTTGGTCTTCTTGTTGTGTGTAGCCGATGGTGTATTCGATGGTGTATTCGATGGTGTATTCGATGGTGTATTCGATGGTGTGTCACTGGGTGCTACATTGTCCGGGGGGACATAGGGGGTGACAATTTGGTACTTTTCCCAGTTTAGAATCGTCACCATGGTGTACTTTTGGGTGGGGTCAGTGACGATACAATCCAGATCAGCAAGCAGTGTTAGCTTCCGCCGCAGCGTATTGTTTGACATGTGAAGATCCTGAGCCGCCAGCCGCGTCCGGATTGCCACTTGGCCCGGTTTGACATGCACAACCACAGGATTACGACCTACCTTCAGTAACGCTTTGTGGTCCTTGTGTGACGCCCTGAGAAGCAGCCAGCAAAACACCTGCCATGCCAACGCATCTTGAAACACCGGCGACACAATCGATTGTCGCCACAGTTTCACATAGCCAGCGTCAGTCATCGATGCTCCCTCCGTGCGTGCGGCAGCACCAGCTCCCTCGCAAGTCGCCACGCCCCATCGGGATCGTACTTGCGGGTCGGATCAGCCAGATACAAATCCAAGATTTCAAATTGCTGTTCGAACGTGCCGGGTTGGTCTGGTGATGGCCATTCCCACGGTTGCGGACATGACTGGACGGGTCGTTCCATCAGTATGCCACCTCACTCACGCTGTCCGCACAACATAAAACCATTTAATCTCAACACCATCGGTCACTTTGCATCGTCGAGCACCGTAACTTCCGATTCGCTCGCGTGCAAATGTCCGTCGCCGTCGATGCTGTATTGCCAGCCATCGAAAAGCACGGGTCGCCCGCCCATCACGTTTTTTATCTGCCTGGCCAGCTCAATATCCGCATTCAAGCTGGCGGTCTCAAGTGACTTGATTGTTTTGCGACGGTTCCTGAGATCATCATTCAGTTTGACCCGCCGCTTAATCGCCTCAATAACCTTCTGTTTATGATTCATCGTGATCGTCCTTTCCTCTTGCGTTTTCGTGTCCGTTTCAACCGTGTCACAATCAATATCTTGGGCACTGCTGGCCACGTCTCACGCTGCTCCATTCGCTCTTCGATTGAGGCGCAACCGTATGGCCAGCGACGCCAAGACGGTCGGTACGTCGATCGGCTACCCATCGCTAGCACCCTTGGAATCAAGCAGTTCGCCACGCACGTCGCCGCCGTCGCTCATTGCGCCGTTCCTCCCGTTGCAGCCGCCATGATGGATCGTAGTTGCTATATGATCCGCCCTCGTCCGGTGCATCGTCGAACTGGCATTGGCACACCTCGCACCAATAGATCGTGTCGTCACGTTGTCGGGGCTGTGAGCGGCCGCAGCCTGGGCAGCTGACAATGCGTTGCTTGCCCATCACGCCGCCCCCACGTCTAATCCCGGCAAGTACAACTGCCGCAGCTCGTCCCGCTCAAGTAACTGCCGAGCCTGCTGGACCTCGATGGCATGCTCACCGTGGCGACGGGCCACACTGTCGAACCAGCCGAATTCGTGATCATGCTCGCGTAGCCGCAAACACGGCCGCTCGATGTCATCACGCTTGACGCCTTCGTCCGCCACTTTGAGTTCCAGGTGTGTCAGCTCGTGGTCGATGATCGCGGCCAATTGCTCATCCGACCATTCATCGATGCGATCGCCATCGAGCATGATCTCCACGTCACTACGGCCCGCCACGCGATCGCGCAGATTGATGATCCGCACTTGTGCGGCGCACGTCGTGCCATGCCGCTTGATAGCCGGGCCGACCAGGTCGCCATCCGCGTCTTTCGGCCCGTAGGCCAGTAGCACGTCCGTAGTGAGTGCCGCGTCCCGCAAATGGCCGTGGTACGTTTCCATGGTCGTTGCGACCACATCCAGCACGTCCTGACCGGCACGTTCATAAGTTGTCATTGGTTCTTCCTTTCCTGTTGCGCGAAGTTCCTCAACTCACCACGCGCCACGCTTACCTCGCGCGGCGCCATAATCCCGATCCGCACTCGGGTGCCATGGATCTGCACAACCTGGATCTCCACGTCCGTGCCGATCCGAATCGTCTGTTTTGCCTGTCGTGTCAGTACTAACATCCTGTCATTCTCCGTTGTAAGACCGGTCCGGGCCGCAGCTCCGAGCTACGACCCGTTCCGGCGTGCATCATGCTGGCCGCTCCGTGCGGCCCTCGCCGGTTACGACTCCTATTCCTTTACTTCCGCCACGGCGATCCATATGCAACGCATCTACCCGCGTGCTTGCGGCAGTACCATACCGAGACCCATACCGGCCGCTCGCCGTAATCGTCATCCGCATCAAACCTCACGCCAGGACATGCCACTCTGTGCGTGCCATCGCGACCACACAGCCCAACCCGGCACGTCATCGGCCCGATCAGTCGGCGCTCGATGATTCGCGGCATTCGTTTCTCGCGACGTTTGGTGGCCGGTTCCTTGCATTGCGTGCCGGTCATTGTTCAATTTCCGCGGATAGGCCCGGCCCAACGACGTAGGTGCCATCCTCACGTCGCGTGAAATGCTGCTTACTGCGGCCCAGCGTCATCGCGACCGCGTGACGCTTCCATCCAAGACGATCGGCGATCGCGTCCTTCGTCAGTGCGCCGTTGGCAAGTATGCACCTGGCGACCTCGATCGCCTTGGCAGTCGGCCTGGCCTGGCCGGTGCGACTTGGTGCCGGACGTTGCTTGATAGGACGTGTTGCCGCGGTTGTGGGCTGCGGCGTCGGTTCCGGACGTGCGTTGTTTCCAGCCAACGCGGCCTGTACGGCTGTGGCGACCGCCAATTGTCGTGCAAGGTCGACGATCAATTCGTCAATCGCCTCCGCCTGATCCGGGTGCACATTACAGATAGCGTCAATCATTCCAGACGCGTCATGCTGAGTCGTCTTTGCCATGCTTGCCTCCATGAATGCGGCCGTCAGCGTCCTACGTCTGGCCGCATCGCTTGATCGGATCTTACGTCCTGTAAGATCCTTCACTGGATATTTCGTTAACTCGTCACGTCGTGCAATGCCCCTCGTGGTCCATCTTGCTACGCCGCCTACCAACCGCACCCAGTACGCCATAGTCCATAAGCAGATCCACGATCGCCTCGTAACTGTCGGCAGTGATGACTGGGTCACCTGGTCCGCCGACGCGGCAGTACCATTGGCCGTAGTCACCGCGCATGATCGCGAGCATGCCAATGCACGCGGCCGCTTGCTCGATCAGCTCGGCCATGGACTGTTTGACCGCGGCATCAAGGTCAGGGTATTCGAAGTTCGGCATGCTCAGTCCTCCAGTGTGTAGACGCTAAGTCCGCCAGGTCCCCGCACGCACGCAATTCGGTATCCGGCGGCGCGTAAATCCGAAGTCCGTGAAGTGTATTTCAGACTGATTTCCGCCAGTTCTCGATTCGTCGCCGGGCCACGTTGCAACCGCGCGAGTATCGCCGCGTTCTGCCCGGTGAGTCTCGGCACATCGGCCGCGACAATATGCGAGTCGGTGGGTGGCGGTGTTCGCTCGGCATGATCCCAGACGTCGAAGAAGTGTTGCTGACTTGAGGCGGTCCGTGCGGTCATCCGTGGTGCTCCTGTTCTTCGTGCGTCACTCATCGGCACTCGCCCTGCTTCGTTGAGTGTCCGCGTCGCGTGCACGCGGCATATCAAGTATGCACGCTCAATCGACGTTAGCTCGTCCGCCACGACTCGCACGTATCGCGTCTTTTCGCAAATTGCAGAGTCGATCCAGCTCGACGAGGTCGTCGTCCGCCGCACCGACGCTGATAAGCAGTTGTGCGGCACGCTCGCGGTACTCGTCCACCTCCTTGATCATTGATCGCTCTTGGAGCGTCGACTCGATCGTCAACCAGACACCCTCGGGCGTTTCGCTTTGCTTGACTGGCGGACTTGGCTCGATGGTTATCGCTGGCGGCGTCTCCGGCATATCCTGTGACTCTTCGCTCTCGATCCAATCACTACCAGTAAGGCGGCGATAGATCCGGGCGAATAGCTTGCGGTACGCCTTGCCCAGAATGGCGTCCACCCCCATGCCCGAGTTCACACGCACCGCAATGCGATTGTCGCCTTCGTCCGTCTTTGTGCACTCGATGCTGTCGGCGTGCCCCATGTATTTCCACGCCGCCCGCATCGGCACCAGCGCGCCAACGCCGCTTTTCGACAGCTCCGGCACGCCTTCGACCACCCGAAGTTCACTGACTAACCCGCGCACCATTCGCTCGAAATACGCCTTTGTGAGATAGCATTTGCCGGCAATGATATTGATCTCATTACCCACCACGTTTGCCCCCCTTAACATCCCTTCAATGAGGCAATCTCGAATTACCGCTGGTGGGTAGCTCTTGTTTTTGGCGTCCATGTCGGTCCGGTAACCGAGGTCGGTCCCGGCTAGTGCGGTGAGTTGCGCCAGTACGTCGCCAGATATGAGCTTTCGCAATTCGTTCATGCCTCGCGCCAGCGCGACGGCACGCTGTGTGCCACGCAGGTCACCGAGTGCCACGAGGCTGCTTTCATCGGCGATCTTGTCGATCGCCACTAATGCCCTAGTGATGTCATTAGATCCCATGTTTGTCCTTCCATGCTATTAGGTCAGCTTTAGTGACCAGGGCACATCGTCCCGGCCCATTTCTGCAATGCCCGTCCTTTTCCGGACCCTCGTCGCAACAGCAGCCGTCACGCCTGACACGCTGTTGCCGCTCATGCTCATAGAATCGAGTGAGTGCACACATCTCGATATTCGTGATTGGTCGACCATCAACCATCATGCCTCTTTGGTAGCGTGAATCGACGTGACGCCCAAAAGCTACCCAGCCCTCATCGGTCAGATCGCCATAGCGTTCCGGTGGCAGTGAGTTGATGTTCGTCATTGGCTCCGCTCGCGAATCATCCGCGTGACCGCCCACGCGTCGTACCATGTGAAACTCAAGTCCGGATTGACGGCGAAACGACCGAGCTGCCGCTGTATTGTCACACGATGGACCGGATCAAACGCGAAGACGTAATGCTCGCCGCATTTGCTCAGCACCAGTACCCATCGTTTTTTGTCCGATGTTGCAATGGTCACCCTGTACGGTCCTCACTGGCTAAGTACTCTTCGACCGTCCGCGCCCGCCGCTGGTTGTTGTGCGCGCGACATTCGATCACCCCGTTTGCTATGGTTAAGTCGCCGCCACCATGAGCTTTCGCGATGACGTGACCAGCCTCGACTTCGTCGCTGCACGGCCCCTTGTTACGGTGCTTCCAAAAACATTCCCATTGGTTGTGTGCCGCTGCGATCTGCCATGCATGGGCACGTCCTTTACCACGTTTTCGTACCCGAACTGACGCTTGGACCACTTCCTCGATCGTGAACGGAAAAAAGCTATCGCCAAACAAATGTACCCATGCGACAAATACATTGACGGCCAGGTTGGTTCGTTGGCTGTCTGTAATTGGATCGCCAGCGAATGCAGCGCGATTGATAGCCAGCTCAAGACGTAATTCCGCAAACTTCATGTCGATGCCACCGTGAGTCTCTTGTGCGCGATGTCAATAAACGCCTCTGATTGATCGATGCCGATGTAACGGCGATCAAGTTCAATGCAGGCCACACCAGTGGTTCCCGAACCGTTGAATGGATCGACCACTAGATCACCAGGCTCGGACGCACAACCCACAATTGCCCGCACCAATTCGACCGGAATCTGAGTTGGCACGCCCGGGATCCGCTCCTCGCACGTGCCAGTTAACCGTGGGATTTGCCACACGTTGTCCCAGACCTTGCCGCCACCACATGCTCGCTTGTCGTTGTATTTCGTCTGGCGGTCAGATGGCCTGGTCACGGCCGATGCGTTAAATACGAACTTCTTGGGGTCGCGAACACAGTAGAGAATATGCCGAGACGTGCGGTTGAAGTTGTTCGCGCAGTTGACGCCAAACGTCTCGTACCACTTGATCCATGATCGAATATAAAAACCAAGTTTCTTCAACTCGCAGACGTACTCAGCGGCGTATTCATCGCCTATCATCACCCACAATGAACCGTCGTCCGAAAGCACTTCTTCGCATTTGGCGAGCCACTGAGAAACCCACTTCATGTACGTTGCATCGTCGAGATTGTCGGCTTTTACGCCACTGCCGTAATCGACTCCAATGTTGTATGGCGGATCGGCGAATATGAGCCGCGCCGGGGCATGGTGATCGAGCACCGATTGCAATCCATCCAATACCTCGCTGCAAATGAGCAACCACGTCGGCTCGTCGGTCATCATCTGCTTGGCGGCTTTGGCCTTGTCGGCTAACTCCTTGGCCTTCTGTCGCTGCCGCATCTGGTTGTAGGCAGCGTTAGTCTTGAGCTTTCCTTGTTCCATTTGATCGAAGAGGTCGGGAGCGTTTTCCTTGACGGCCTTTGTTCGCTCAATCGAGGCGACCGATGTTTTAGAGATATTGGCGACTTTGGCTGCAGTCTTGCGCTGCTTGGGGGAAACTTTAGCATCACATGAGGCTAAAGTTTTCTTCTTTCCACGACCGCCAGATTTCTGCCCTTGACGCTTTCGCTTCGCCGCGTCTTTCTGTAGTGACTCGATCATTTCCGTCATCTTGACGGCTGCCGCGTTTCGTTATGCTGGCGTCAAATGCCGCCGCGATTCATTCAACGACCAGACCAAGTCGATGATCTTCTTCTCGTCCGTCTCGTCGCATGTTTCGTATCGGGGTTCTTCGCCAGCCAAAACACATGCAGTCTGCCGATTGCGTCCGTCAATAATTCGGCCATCTTTGTGGAGCAAGATCGGCACGCGCAGTCCATTCGCTCGGATGTTATCCGCGAGCTGCTGGATCGCGTCATCGTCCATCATCGGGAAAATCATCGAGGCGGGATGGTATTTGCGTGCAGAAACGCGATTAGATGTAGCCACGCTACTACCTCCGTGCCCGGTGCTTCCATGCACGGATCGACCGTGACGCGCCGGGCGTGATCAGGGTGTGTTAGCAGTTGCTAATTGGCATGACGCAAAAAAAAGGCCGATGCCAATGACATCGACCAGTTTAGCAACTGCTAACATCCTGTCAAGCGGTCTTTGCGAACTTTCTGATTAATTCCGAAGGTTCCGTTTTCAATGCAGCAGCGAATGACTCCAGGCTATCTAGGCCGGGCCTGCGGTGACCGTTGAGAATCTGTGAGACATATGACGGCTCGACGCCGAGACGATCAGCCAATTCGCTCTGACTAATGCCGAGTTGTGCCATCTTTTCGCGGACGTTTTGGCAAAAGACGTCGTACAGAATTCGTGACATTGTTTTCATACCCCGCAGTTTAGCAGTTGCTAATCGCTTGTCAACGGACAATAATGGATGCAGCGCGGGCCTCGCGGTTACCGCCACTTGCCACGATTGCAGTGCGGGTGAGAGGAGTCGACAGAATATTTGCTATCCCGGATGTGTGAGCTATGGTTGTGAAACCACGCTCATGGGCAGATGGAGCATGTGGACCGTCGGAGACGTGGATACCACGGATGGCGTTATTACGCCATTATAATCTGCGTACCAATGCATTGCTCGAATAGTCTCCGCAAGGTGATGGAAGAGGATTATTTCCGGTTGTCAGTCACGATCCGCAGTCCGAAGACACGTCTGCAATACGGTCTGGCGATGAATGAATTCGCCGCCGTATTGGGTCGCGAACCTGTAATAGGCGATCTTACGGACGACAACATCGCGGCCCTGATGCACGAAATGATCGACCGTGGCCTGGCGCCGAAAACGGTCAATGAACGTCGCGGCCGCATTCACTCGCTCTGGACCTGGCTGGTCCGCCGGGGAGTCGTCCATCATCTGCCCACCACGCCGCGTGTGGACGAGCCTGTCCGGATACCGATGGCGTGGACACGCCACGAACTCAATCGTCTTTACGCGTCCTGTGCTGCCCAGAGCGGGACGATAGCAGGCATCCCCGCCGGTCAGTGGTGGATGTCCCTGCACCTGGTCTGCTGGGACACTGGGGAGCGGATTGGTGCCCTGTGGCAATTGACGTGGGATTGCGTTGACCTGATCGACCGGTGGGTTAAGATTCCGGCCGAATTGCGGAAGGCAAAGCATGCGGACATGACCTACCGAATCTCACGCGAGGCCGTCAAGTTGTTGCGGTCGATCCGCACGCCAGATCGCAGGCTGATTTGGCCCTGGCCATATTCTCGGGCGTACATATGGACCCGGTACGCCAAAATCCTCAAGCAGGCGGGACTGCCTACCGATCGCCGCAGCAAATTCCACCGCATGAGACGCTCAGTCGCCAGCCACTACGAGGCTGCTGGCGGCAATGCTACGGCCCTGCTCGGTCACACCAGCCGCCGGGTGACCGAATCCTACCTGGACCCGCGGATCGTCAAGACGACGCAGCCATGCGATGTGTTATTCCGGTTGTCGGAGCCGAGCGAGGACGACAAGTAGATCGGCTGCCGACAAAAAAACCGCGGCGTGTGCTGCGGTGATGGTTGTCATTGCGATTTTGTCGGTGGTCTACCCGGCTCCCGCGGCAACTGCGAGAACCGGTCAAGCTCTTTGGCCGCGATTACCCACGTCTTGCCAACCAGGGTGGCTCGAATTCGCCCCTGGCTGCACAGGAGCCGCACCCGTGATGGGTGCAGGTTGAGGCGACACGCGGCGTCAGCGACGCTGATAAGATGTGAACTCAATTCATGCTCCTTACGCTGTGTGATCTGGCGCCGGTATTTTGGCCCAGTGGCTAGGCCGGCACTCGCGACCCTCGATCATGTACCAGTGTCCATCTTCGCAATATCCCAGCCACACAGGCTCATTGTCACCAGGAACGTAGATCAAGACGGTCGTTACACCGTCCGGTAGCCGATCGCGGACTGATATCCAGTTCATTACTCGTGCTCCCAATAAGGGCGTCTGCCCCGCCGCCTCACGGCCGAGCGGTTGGCAACCGGACGGGGCAGACGATTGAGTGACTACTCGGTTAACTCGTCGACCAACTTCGTCAGCTCTTCTGGGATCTCCTCCGTGCTGTCGTCGTCAAAATATCCGTTGGCACTGAGCCAACGAACGGCTTCCTCATTGCTGAGCCACTCGGCGTACTCGCGACGACATTGATACTGCGAATCGTGGACAACATAATACCGGCCCCGCCGCGACCGGTACAACGTCTCATGATCCCACTGGCAACCGGTCGCACAACTGATATGGTTGTTTCCGTCCCACTCCGTTTCCTCCTTCCACTGTTTGCTTGATTTGCTCGTGTCGACAATCGTCCCGTCCGACATGTTGTAACGCGTCATTTTCCACTCCTGCCCACCATGGGGCATTTGAGGTTTACCGGCTTGGTCGATTCCACCCCCAGCAGATGCGCCGGCGTTACGGCCGCTGGGGGAAGATTGGTTGCTTACTCGCTCTCTGTTTTGCTCTCGGCTTCAGCGTCCTGCATTGGCGTGTTCTCGCAGCGATTCATCGAGTCGCCGCGCGATCTCCGGTTCCAGCTCATCCATGGTCAGGTTGTCCACGACGAACGGGTTTGGCTCGTCTCCGTTCTCGATGTCGTAGATTACCCCCATGGCCAGCTCGTTGGCCTGCTTGACCCCCAGCTCTCGTGCCTTCGCGATCATCGCATCGGACACCTGGTCGCATAGATCACAGAGCCACGGAGCAGGATTTCGCTCGTGCGTGGCGACGAATCTCGTTGCAAATCCGTATCGGTCGCCACAAATTACCACGCCAGCGCTGTCGTGCGTGCCGCCATGCCACGCGCAATACGCTGCCGAGGTGACGTAGTCGACGCGCGGGTCGTCGCGAATGACCGCGATTCCCGCATCGACGATATCCTCGGCATATTCACTGAGGTTGGCACCAGTCCGCAGAAAATACCCGTTGAGTGTTTCGACGTTCGAGCAAACATAGATCGTTGTCGTCGTTTCCATCATCAATCTCCTTTGCCAAAGGAACCCTGAACTGAACTCATAACTCAATCACTACACATAGTATATCGGCACCGCGATAATATGTCAAGTAGAACATCGAAATAATTTGGGATTTTTTTGCACGGCGTCGACCGTCCTGCTAGACTGGCTGCCGGGAGGATTACACTATGTCAGATCCCGCAATACAACGACTCGCCAGGCAGGTCAGAGCGCTCCGCGGTCGTCTCAACTGGCTCGCTGTTGGGGTAGTGATCGCCATCGCGTTACAATCGGTAACGCTCGGACTGTGGGTCGCCTACGAGGTGCGAATGCATCGCGCTCGCCAATCCGTCCAAGAAATTGCCAACGATATGCAGCGCGCAGTACAGCAACTCCACAACTACCGCACGTCCGGCGGCCGGTAGCCGAATCGCTCGACATCGATGTGACACTGCTCGCCGACCAGATCCACCATCCAGGCCATCCACGGTATCTCGACGTCAGTCACACCAGCGTTCTCGCGTTTTACCTCGACCTTTGCACCAAGCAACACACCCAGCACCCGAAATGGATGCTCGTCGTATCGCAGTATCGTCGTATACGCGTCGGCATAGCTGGCCGTGAATCCCCCAGCATGTGACAGGCGAAATGTGTCTCGGCCGACAGTCTGCAATAAGAATTGCGAGAATGACAGTCGCGACCATGCGAGCACATTGTCCAGCGCATGTGGCTGCCAGAAACTCGTATCGCGATCCTGCGCGACTCGGCGAGCCATACGGTAAATACTCGCATACACGTCCCACGGGTTGCGAGTAATAGTGACCAGATCATGTCCAGGATAATGAGCACGGGCCGTGGCTGCCCGCATATGCTGCTCTGCGACCCCGTGCGACCGCACTATCGCATCAGGCACGATCTGCCGAATGGCAAAATTGAGACTCGTGCCACCAGTACGCGGCGAGTGAATGAAGATCAGACCCTGGCTCGGGAATATGATCATGGCTGTATGCTGAAATAATTTTGCTGCGGTGCGGCGTTTGCAAACCATTGTGTTGATTGTGGTGATACCAAACCGACATCCACTCCCGGCAATTGCAATAGCGGATCTTGTAGCACGTCCAAATATTCCGAGTAATCCGGGTGATGCGGATTCTGAATATTGCGATCGTGCCATTGTTCCGGCGTGATGTGCTGCCATGGTGCGATCGGCGTGTACTGCACCGCAGTAGCCCCATACTCGATGCACATCTCGGCGAAAGCCGGCATCTCGCGAAAATTGCGAGCCTGCACGACGAAATTGCACTGCCAAATCTCCAGTTGCTTGCTGGCGACAATCTCGTGGCACTTTGCCAGGCATGCCATGAGCTGCGGCCATTTCGCTGGTTGCCGCACCCATTCGTATGTCTCTTTCGTTGCCGCATCGATCGAGGTTAATAGGACGGTAACTTTTCGCTGGATACTGTCCCAGTACCGTGGCAATAGCACGCCATTAGTCCAGATAATCAGATCCTCCGGCCCTTCTGACTGCATGAACGCCCGATGTTCGGCATTCGCGAACGGGTCACCGCTCACGTTGAGTGCGACTGTTGGGAGCCGACCGTCAAACCCATCGCATATCTCCGCGACGCTCGGGCCTTGCGTGGTTTGCTCCCGCACGATATGTGTCCGACAGCTCGGACACCGCAAGTTGCACGTCATGTTATCCCCAAATCCAACCGTCACCGGCGGCCTCTCCATAATGGCCTTGTCGTCGGCACGAGGTCCATCACGGTCCTGGACCCGATAACGGTTTGGGCACTTCTGACAGAACCGCCAATCCTGATCAAGCACCGCCTGTCGCAGCTCCACTAGCGTCGGATGGTTCCATGTCTGCCATGGGTCGGCATTGTGCTCGTAAACAAATCGGGTGCCATCGAGCCAGCCTGGGCAACAGGTGGCATATCGACGTGATTCCTTATTGAGATGATCGAATGGTATCGGACAGAACCTAATGTGCTTACTCACCTGAGGATTCCTTCCTGCGGACACAACACCCTCATACCGCGTTTACGCATCTCGCCCGATAAATACGGACACGACTCCACGTAGATGTCCGCCGACACGTCCCGCATCATTTCAACCTTCCAATCCGCCTGCGAGTACAGATTGCGGTCCGCAGTTTGGCCCGGCCACATAATCAACCTGTCGTACCTCGCTCCATATCGATTGAGCCACGCCACAGTCGCCGCTCTCGCACTCTCGGGTCGTGCGGTAATGATTGCTGCACACGGTACGTTACGTGGCACATACTGCGGCTCTCCGGTAACGTCACGGCATATGATGCCATCCATATCCAATGCCGCAGAACGCATAAAGACCCCATTGAAAAAGTTCCACTCGAACAAATGCGGTGCGGGTACTTCTTTGGCATAGATGTCGACCAGGTGCTTGCTTCGTGGTAGCACGTAGATGGCCAACTTGCACCACTGATCAATTGGCAGCGTACTTGCCAGCTTTCGCACCCGATGCCCGATCCCCACGGAGTCCTCAACCAGCAGCGTACGGCCCTGCCGCTCTGACGTATTGTTCATTCGGTCACCCGCGTCCATCGCCACCAATTGTCCGTCACGGATGCCATAAAGTGGCACATGGAGATGCGTTGCCAAGATCGCCGCAGGTATCATCCCGCTACGCGGTACGCCGACCACCCGTGATATGTCTTGTGGGATGAGTGGGTAGAGCATCTGCGTGTCCGCAACGAGCTGCGATGTAGTGTACCATTGCTTAGTGCATGACCCAGCCCACCCTCGTGGCAAACCAGCCTTCTCATCTGGCGTCCCAGCCGGACAGACCGCGTGGCATCGCTCTGGTGGATGCGGCGACTGAATGATGCGTCCACAACGTGTGCACGTTCTTTCATTTGGCCCGGTGATTTCAAATGTACACTCGCTCATGCTGGTGTAATCGTCACAGTGGAAGGAAATGAGCAAGCCGTGCCCTGTTGCGTACGATTTAACGTCCTTGCCACGCTACAGTCAAACGGACTCGCCAACGATAACGTATAGATCGCATCCGCCAGACCGACCGAACCAATTTCAAATTGCCAGCCACCGCTCAATGTCGCGAATATCTTCAGATACCATGATCGCGAACTCGGTGGATTATAGACTCCACATTGCTGAGTAAATATCGGCGTAGAATAGTCCCAAACACACGGGTCCGCCGCGGTCTTCGTCAGCACGTACGTACCATCGAGTGTCGAACATGCATCGCAATAGCTGTCGGTTACACCGGAGATGGTAACCGAGATTGTTTCTGGTGTGGTCCCGCTTGTGCAAAAACTGCACGCCGTAGCTCCGCAACAGTTGCAACCTGGATTATTCTTTTTGAACCCACCGCCCATGTGGCACCTCCGAAGTTATGTGCAATCTTCGAAGTCCACGACGTATTTGCCGGTCACCCACTCGCGTTTGATCTGGATGAATTTGTTCGCACCAACCGCTGTCGCTGACAAATTGTAGGCCGTGACGGTACGTGACGTGGATATTAGCGCGCCGGTATTGTCGATCCCCTTCAGCGTCACCGTGGCACTACCAGGCGTGGCGCCAGCTAATGCGGGAACACCACCGGCCCCGGTAACCGCGATATAGACACCGGAGTCCGCGTCGCCAATGCCAGCGACGAACCGCCGCAGCGTCGCACGCATGTCACGTACTTCATGCTCCAGCCGATTGTGATCAGCCTTCAACTTGGCTAGCGCCTTGGTATCAAAAATAGTAACGCGTCTCATAGCACTCACACGCCACTCATAAATATCGGAATGGCCAATTTTGTAAAATCGGCATCGTCACTATTGATCTTCCACTCGAACCATACGCCATTCTTGAGATCATCGCCCGTGGCTGGTTGGCCGGCACCGTCTAATAGAATCGCCTCGGATACACGGCGGCCATCAACATCAAGGATTGGTGCCGCATGTGCAACTCCATCCTTGAGGTCCAGAGCCGACACAGTACCGCCTCGGCCGTCTGGGTCGCCAGCTCCAGCGAGACGTGAATTACCACGATCCAGCACATACTCCAGCCACCCATCGACCGGATCCTCGAAATTGGCAGCTCGGTGGCGATAACGAAACTCGTAATCGATCGTGTAATAGACCAGATCACGCCACCAACCAACGTCCGCTGCCACGGACGTACACTTCAGCGTGAATGCTTCGAATTTGTCATTCTTTAGGCCATAGTATTTCTGGAGTCGCGTAACCCAGCGAAGCGACACCGAATTGATGTTGTTGATTGGCCAATCCAGATCAGCAACTTTGAGCGTTTCGGTAAATCCCTTGATCCGATAGATGATCTCGTTGTCCTCTTTCATTAGCGGCGGATCGTATGGGACGCCGGCTGAATTTACGACTGGGCCGTAGGTAAATGCCGGCCGGACAAATGATGAAAACTTGCCGGGAACGGGAATCGGATCTACGTTCCACGCCTGCCGCACCGGCACGCTGAACGGTGACGTGTTCACGCTGACATGCATACGCCAGTCATTCGGCGTATCACTTGGTTCGCCATTGTCGTCCGGCTTGTCATCGGCCGGGTCTGGCGTCGAATAGGTGGCTACAAACGTCCACACATCAGTACTCTCGGACACTCGTTTCGGCGATGAAATGCCAGTGCAGAGGACCGTGGAATCCGTCTCGTTGCCATAACGGAAACTGTCACCTGGCCATGGTCCGTTGGCCGACAAGTGATTCATAATCGTTACTGGTCCATCATAAGCACTATCCACCTGACATAAATATGGTGCCGCATATTGACGGTTGCCCATTTTGTCGACGCCACCGCTGGCCGCCTCTTGCGATTCCCATACTCTGATAACCGCCATTAGATGGACCCCTCCGCCAAGATTATTTGGCCGGCTTTGGCCGCCGCAACAATCTCATCTTGCTTCTTGAGCATCGCAGCTCGCCAGCGTTTTGTGTCCGCACGGTCACGAATGCCTTGCTGAACGGCAGAAAATCCGGCCGCTGAACTACGCGTGACGGCCCCCACACCGGACGTTTTCATGCGCTGGATTTTGCCGAGTTCACGGGCCATATCAACAGTTTTTTTCGTGGCTTCGTGCACTTTCTCGACAGTCTTCTTGACCGCCTCATGCGTGCCTTCCATGGACGCCTTGACTTTGTCACCGGCCTTCGCCAGTGAATCGAATTTGACATCACCACCAAGGCCAAAGAGCTGATTAAACCAACCTACGACTTTGGCCAACGCGGTTGCAATCAACTCGATCGCCGGTGCGATTGCAACGACGATTTTATCGACCAATGCCCCCCATGCTCGTTTCATGCGATTGATCGCGTCGTTGGCCGCTTCCACTTCCTCTCGGCTGTCCCCGAGTGTCAAACCGAGATCATCCGCCTGTGCAGCGAAATCATTGAGTCCAGCACTGCCACCTTCGAGCATGTTGAGTAACTCGGTGCCGCTGCGACCGAATAGGTCCATCGCGATGCGGACCTTGTCGCTGTGATTCTCGACTCCTTGCATGGCATCGGCGATGATTGACAACTGCTGATCGACGGTCAAATTATTGATGGCCTCGGCTGACAACCCGAGGTCATCAAGTGCTTTCTTGCCATCGCCAATCCCCTGGGCAGCATCGGACACACGATTGCTTAGCTGCGTCAACGCAGTGTTGAGTTGATCCTGACTGGCCCCGGATTGCTCGGCGGCAAATCCCAACACATTCAACGCATCCGCGGTAATGCCAAGTCGATCCGCCACTTTCTGCGTGCGATCCATGTCTCGCATGGCCTCGACGACACCGTGCATCGCTCCACTGACCGCTCCAAGAACCGCTTGTACGGCGATCAAGCCAGCTTGAAACTTGGCCATGCCCATTGCCACATTGCCGGACATGCCTTTACCCAGGCGATCAATAGATTGCCGGGACTCGGCGAGACCCTTTTTCAGTGCGGCTGTCTGAGCGTCCAGCTTAATGTCGATTTTCGCCGCTGTTGCCATGGTCCATATCTTTCAGTCGCTCGAATTCGTCCAGCAGTTCGTCGGCGTCCGGCTTCGGCTCCGCGTAGGGCCACGGGAGCCGAAATTCGTCACTGCCATGGGTCATGCCAATAACCGCCATTTCTCGCAAATCGGCTCGTTCTTCACCCCATGGCTCATTCTGATAATAGGTCCACCAGCTCAATAACTCGGCCGCTGTTAGCCTCTCTAACAATCGATCCGGGTGCAATTCACCGGTCACCAAGCACAATCGAAACGCCAGCCGATAGAGCGGATTGTCTAGTTTTTTTTAGCGTCCTCGGAGACCAAACCACTCAATCGCAACGCTTCTTGTCCAAGGTCCATCACCGCCTTCGGCGTCACGTCAGATAGCCACTCTTCCTTGGTGGCTTTCGGGTCCATCACGCTCAATGACAGCAGCTCGGCATAAAACTCCAGCGCTTCGGCGGTGTCCAAATCCTTGCCTTGCAGCTCCGCGAACGACGCATGCATGTCGCAAAGATCGCGAGCCGAAATGGGAACCATGACAACGTCACGGCCCCAGGGCTCATAGGCGATTTGTTCCTGTTTACGTGCGATTTCCGCTAAACTCATCACGCCACCGAATGGGTAATTGCCGTCGTACGTGCTACCGTAACCTGACGCGTTACCGCTGTCGTGCCATCCACGGATTGCGGCGTAATACCGGAGACCCAGCCGCTGAACTCCTGCGTCCAAGTGTTAGTACCGTCGCTCAGAATCACCTGCCATTTGACCGCGTCTTCACTGCCATAGAGCGTATCGATCGCTGAATCGGTCGTGTCAGCCGAATCCCAAATCTCGGTGAACACGAACTCAGACGATTGCTCGATGCCGGCTTTCTCTTGGAAGACGGTGTCCTCCATGCCGGTGACGTCTATTTTCGCCTTCACCTCCGGCGGTGGCGTGAGGCTCCGCGACAAACCAACCGTATTGAAGGTTGATCCGTCGCCGTTATCGTTGACCTTGACCAGACCGGATTTGCCGGTGTACCTGTTTTTTGCCATGTTCTTAGCCCTTAATGTCGAGAAGCAATTCGATTGCACCGATTGATGCCATCACCGCCGTTGCCGTGGCCGCGTCCGTAACCGCCACGGTAATGCGAATATCCAACACGTCACCGGACGATAGACCGGACGGCGTGATCGTGAAGTCCATGTCCGCGAACGTCAGTGAATTGATCGATTGAGCTGCCGTCGTGCAGATGTCGCTTCCAATGCCGGTCTCTTTGTCGCTCTTGTAGCACTCCACATCCACCGTCGCCGACGTATCGGCAACAGTCGTCTCCATGCCGGCGTGCACTCGCACGGTCACGCTCTGGCCATCCACGTACTCGGGCGGCAATTCGGCCAGCAGTCGTGCATGCCTGGTGACCGTGGACGCCTTGACGTCGCCGGTCGTGATCTTCGGCGAATCCGTGCCGAACGTGCCGCCATCGATCGCCAGATCGTCAGCACTCGAAGTATTCGGCAAATTGCTTCCCATCGCATCCCACACGCGTGCCTGCGTAAGCGGAATGACATACTCGGCATTGCTGTCCTGAGCCAGCGTGGTTCGATCAATTTCAGGCATGCTGCCATTAACCATCAGATCCCCGGTAATGCGAAGATCGCCGTTTATTCTTCCTGCGTCGCTCATGGATTCACCACCTCTACGTCTAATGATGCGACTGACAGTACCTCGTCAGCACTCTCATTTCGCACGATGTAATCGTCCGACTGGTCCCGCACGTCAATCCATTGGACGGTATCACCACCTGATTCGTATTCGCCACTGTGGCCATCCAGGGCCGCACGCACTGCGTCAGCCAGATCGATCGCGGTATCGACCGAATCGCTGACGCATTCGATGTCCCAGTATTCATGCATCGGCACCGACTCCACCTCGCCGATCACGTCGTTACCGGCAACACCACGTCGCATGTACCAGATATATGGCAATGTGGCACCCTGCGGCACCGTATTCTGGTACATCCGTGTACTGACATAGCCGGTTACCGTGGTATCGGCCAGCGTGAGAGTGCGGAGGTTTTCGCCTGTTGATGCCATCTAATTATCGCTTTGGTAATGCGTGTACTTCAGCATCCAATTTGGCCTTGAACGCCTTATTAAACGCCGACACGGCTCGACCGAATACTCGATGTGCGGCACGCTCCATGAACGGGTTCGGCTTCGTCCCTGGATGATGCACGAGTGCGTACGAATGACCCTGGAATGTCGCATGCGGTATATCGTGTGGCTTCGTACCACCAACCACTAAATGGATCGCATGAGCACGCTGGCCTTTGCGGCGTTCTTTCTTGGTCGATTTCTGATACGTTGTGCCGGTTACCGTGCCAGTGGCCTGATTCATCTTCACGCTGGCCCTGATCTGCCGCCGCAGTTGCCCGGTGCGAACCGGTGCGTCCATACGTGCTTCGGTGCGAATCTCCTTATTGCCGGCTCGCACGCCCGCCGACACAATCCGACGCACCATCTTGCGTTCCAGCGTCTGGATGTTTCGCATCGCCTGTTGGGCGCCTTCTAGCTCGACAGTAATGCCATCTACCATCACACGTCTTCTTTACATAACAGCCGCAACCACCGATTCAGCTCGTTCACATTTTGTACGCTGCCGATCGTAAATGTCCGGCTGCCGAGCACCAAGCGATGCGACCGCGTAATATCCGATCGATACCGAATCAGAATCTCATGGGTCGCATCGGCATAGAGCTGATTGGCGTATTCGGCGTTACGGCCACCAAGTGGATTGATGCGTGCATAAATCGTATCGCCATCTACCCAACTACCAACCGGTTGCCCACGGGCATCGGTCGACGATTGCGTAAACGCTTGTAGCGTGCATACATGCCGCAGTGACCGGCTCGTGATGGGATAATTATCGATCACGGGTAGACTCCCACGCGATTCGCCGCTACCACGCGTTCATAAGCATTGACCAGTTGTGCCACTGGAGAGTCGTAATGCAATTGTGCCGCCAACTTGACCGCCTCACGCAGTTCCTGCGGCACGTCATCAATCGTGTCGCCGTACCCCGTCACATAAGTGACCGTAATACCACGATCATCACCACGAACCGTGGGCCAGGTCTGGCCGTAGGCAAGCCGGATCACCCCAGGGTTGCTGGCCGTGTCGACGTCATAAACGCTAGTTGCCACCGTGCTCGTGTTGCCATCAGCGTCCACGTATTGCACTGAACTGACAGACTGTACCGGACCGTGCAGCAACTCAATGCCGTCCGCCGGGAATGACCCATCGCACACCAGTTGCCACGTCTGCGTGATTAACGATAATCCGGTGTCACGCTCGACCGCACGCCGGCCGGCGGCAATCAGTGCCGACAACCGCACGTCTTGCTCAGTTCCCGTCAGACCGAGATGGTCTTTTAGCTCGCTGACGGTTACCGGTTCGACTGCTGGTTCGCTGGTTCGCTTTCGGCTGTATGGGACCACGATTTTTTGGCCTCCGCGACAACACGGCAAAACCACGATGCACGAGCAGTTCCGCGACCCCAGTGTCGAGGTCCGCTGACACGCCGGCTCGGTAGCTTCGCCAATTCTCAGTGAATCGGATTTTCATGGTCTATCGGCTCTCAAATTGCGTGGCTCCCAGCGTCCCTGCCGGGAGCCTACGCTAACCCCAATAGTTACGTGGCCGAGGTGAACATCCCTACGACCGCACCTGCATTCGAGCCGTCGCCCGGCTCATGCACGTTGATGTCGTAACGCGACGTCAACCGCACGGTCAGCACGTCCTCGTCAAATGCGTAATCGCTGCTGGACGCGATTTCGATGGTCTGGCGATCACCGATCACGACGCCCGCCCGGAAGTTGCCAAAGAAGCAGGTCGCTTTGCCAGCCCCGTCGGCAGGCATCCGGTCGGTAAACACGATCGGATAACCCATCAATGATGGCCGGCTGCCACCGGCAATTGTGTCGACGGTGTTGCCACCAGCCGCATACAGCAGCTTTTGCACGACCTGAGCGAAGAAATCACGCCGCATGACCCAGTACATATCCGGGTCCATCCAGAACTTGTCCGGCATTGTACCCATCAGTGTGTTGAAGTCTGACAATACGACATTGCTCCACGCCGTCTCACCGACACTAAGCGTGTGCTTGCCGGCCGCTCCGAGTGCGGAAATCAGGCCGGTTTCGCTGCCATAGGTGCCGGTGCCATCGCCGTTAATGAACTCGTTGTCCTCTTGGTACGCTAGGGCATGGCCCCCATCGACAGCGATGTCGTCAACCACATTGATCAACGAATCCGCGATCAGCTCGTTGCTGATTTTGGTCATCACGGCGCGTTTGACGACGCTCAACGCAACCTGACCGTAAACCTTATCGCTCGCGGTAATCGCGGTTGCCTCACCAGGGTAGTACACAGTCTGACCGCTGGTGCGTTTCGGAAAATTCAACGTGTCGGCCGTCATCGGCACGATGCGACTGACTGCACGGCTGGCACCGGTCCGCTCACGCACATTGATGACGGCCGCCGCCAATGGATCAGGCACCGTATAGCCACCGGCAGTCGTGGTGCCTTCAGTCTGGGCCATGCGAATGTCGATGCCGTTATCGTTGCAGTAATCAATTGCCGCCTGATTGTGCAGCAGCGTGGCCTTGAGCCACATGCCGCACTCGTACGCCTCGCGATCCGCGTTCTCACCCTGAAACGCGCGCAGCTTGCCATACGCTCGCGGTGTGGCTGGTACGGTTCGCGCCGTGGACGCTTGCGGCGTCAGTGGGTTGGTTTGACGACCGGCGAACTGAGCGACGGTTGTCTCCCACTTCTCGGCGGCTTCGAGATCTGCATACAGACCGGTTGCGGACTCGTCGCGGACTGTCTGGTGACCGATTTCAGACACAGTGGCGTTGAACTGCTTTTCCTCTTCGTCCGTCAGGTCGCGGTCCTCGTCCGCTGCAATCTTCAGCATCGCTTTGTTTTCAGCAATACCCTCTGCAATCAACTCGCGGATTTCTTTGGCACTCATGCGTTTTAGCATTATCTGCTCCTTTTTTTCGTCGTGCCGCAACGAAAAAAACGCGGCGACACAGTCTTGCTTGCTTTGCTTACAAACAACACTGCATCGCCGCGTTTTAGGGGCAACGCTTTAGCGATTTCCAGGCATGTGCGTGGTTATTGCCGTGTTTCTGTCCACTCCGTACTGTACTGATTTTGGCCTACTTGTCAAATACCGCTGGCCGCCGACAACAGCGTAATTTGCCGTTGACGGGCCTTAATTCGCGTCTTTACGCTGTCGCTTGCGGCGTTTTCACCAGCTTTTCGTGCGTTTATGACCTCGTCCACGATACCAAGCGTCTTGGCCTCTTCAGCCGTCAAATACGTATCTTTATTCATCAAATTCCGGAACTCGGCAGCCGGTCGTCCGCTGCGTGCAGCAAATGTGTCGGCAATCTGCTGGTCGATCTTGGCCAGAACGTCCGCCATGTCGCGTAGCTCCTGCTCGTTGCCATATAAGCCGGTCCACGCGTCGTGAATCATCAGTTGCGACACTTCGGATGCCTGCACGTGATCGCCGGCCATCGCCACCAAGGATGCGATCGATGCCGCAATACCGTCCACTATGACATTGACCTGCGGCCCAAATGTGACAAGCTGATTGTAAATCGACATGCCATCCCAGACGTCACCGCCTGGCGAGTTGATCCGCACTGTCAGCGAATCCACGCCGGCAATCGATTTCAGCTCCTCGGCAAACCGCGTGGCGGTCATGCCTCCATCAGCCCACCAGTCGTAACCGATCTGCTCATAAATGAGCAGTTCGGCCGCGTTGTCACCGGCGTCACGAAATTCAATGCGACCGGCATGTCCTTTTTGGCCAGCAACTTGTTCCGCCGCGCGACGCGGCACGCCCATCGACAAGAGCATCGCAAATCTTGATTCGTTCATAGCTCACCCCCGGTGATTCTTGTTAGTAGATCCGCCGGCCGTCGCTCCGGCCATTGATTGCATTCATCGACTATGCCAGCACTGCCCACTGACGCGATTGTGTCGCTTAGCGTATCGAGCGATAGCCGGCAATACCACTCAGCCACGACATCCGCATCTGCCGCCTCGCATCCCAACGCACGGTACATACGAATGCACGGTCGCAACGCACTTGCCATCCGCATCTGAAACTGGTCGTAAAACGACCGCAATGCACCGTCGAGATCCGCTGCGTCCTGAAGGCGTCGCACCGAATTGCACTCGGTCTTTACCAAATGCTCGGCACGGTCGCGAATTAGGTCATTGGCCGCATTCGCTGCCGTGTCACTGGTCGGCGTCACGCTGCCCGAGGTGGTGTTGGAGTTTTCGAAGTCGTCGCCACCATCCACGGCGTTCAAATTGAACTTCTTGCGGGCCTCATTACGGGTAATAATCATGGCGTTTTTCAGATTAACCGCGACGTTCGCTTGAGTGGTAAAATCGCCCTGGATCAACGCACCCGACTGGTGCTCCATGTACCACCACGCACGCTGCTGCCGTCCTGATAGCAATTTAACATCACCTTCGGCCTCCCAGCGACGAAACCACCGCATGAGTGTCTGGCTCACGTAGGCACGCTCCTCGGCCTCCACGCTGTTGTAGCTACTGGCTTTGATACCGAGTTTGATCGGCGGAATGCACAACCAACTGGCAACTTCAGTCCGCTGAAACTCACGACTTTGGAGCCACTGGCTATCCTCGTTGCTCATCGACATCGGTACAACGTCCAGACCGCCCGACACCAACGCCGGTCGTGCCGCGTTGGCGACACCACTATGCCGCCGCTCCCACTGCTCTAGCAGTTGGTCGGCATCCTCCTTGCTCAGCCTGGCCGGATATTTCAGCACCACATTTGGCTGGGCATTGTTCTTGAAATGCCGTGCTCCATACCGCTCAGCAGCGATGCCAAGACCGAGACTGTTACGTGCGTAGCGAAACACGCTATAGCCTTTTAGGCCGTCATAACCAAGCCCCTTAATGTGCAGCACGTTATCGCCAGCAATCACCTTTTTGGTGCCGTCGAGTAACGTCGTCTCATATGCAACGCCACCGTCCGCCGTCCGCACTGGCTCGGTCACATCCGGCATCAACGGCACCAACTCCGCCGGCTTGCTACCACGCGACACAATTGCCGCATATCCGTTACCCCAACTCAATGCATGAGCTTGTAGAATCTCCCGCACGGTAAATGCGGTCATAACGCGATTGGCCCTGCGATTCAATAGTTCATAGGCCGCATGATCGCGGTGTTTGATTCGATTATCGTCCGCCGCACGCTCGTAAACGTCCAATGGCACCATCGCCACCGATGCCGCGATCGTCGAAATCCCCTGAAACCACGGTGCTAATGTCAATGCTGAGTCGGCCGTCACGCTGATCCCCGAGTCGGTCGACGTCCGGCCAAATGCCTCGAACATCCAGTCACTTGGCGTATTAGCGGTGGCGTCAAATATGCCCGGCACGTGCGGATCTGGCATAGCAAAATACTGTGTGATGTAGCCCATCTTGTGCCTCAATAAATAGCAGGTTTGCCAACCGAGTCGACCGCCATTGCCTCGCTCATCGCGATTACAGCCGCCACGATGCCGTCAATTGATTTCATTTGGTCAAAGTCCGGCTTCACCAGCATCTTGACACCGCTTGGATACGTGTGAACCTTCACATTGCCAGCCTGCCAGGCGAGCACCGGGTTGCCATCGTGATGGATCGTGTGAGCCAACACTTGCCGCTCGTATTCGTCAATCGGTGGTGTCATTTTCGCGGCCGACTGCGCTAACGCGACTCGCTGAATACCATAGTTCATCTCGATCCGCTGGGTCAGTTCCTCGGCAAATCGCGGGTCAAACACCAACCGCGTGATGTAATACTCCTGAGCCAACTTCGCAACGCGATCCTCGATGTACTGGTAATCGATCACGTTGCCCGGCGTAACCTCGAGCCAGCCATCTTTCTCCCACTGGCTGATTGACGCGATACCAACCTCTTCGATTTCGCGCGCCCGTTGCTCCGGCAACCAGAACCATGCACGCTGGTGTAGATGATCGTCCACACGGATCAGTAGCACCAAGGCCGACATATCCCGAGTCCGCGAAAGGTCCAGGCCAGCAACGCACTCATAGCCTTTAATGTCCGTCTCGGTGTCTTGGCTGGGCCACCAGTCGTCATCGAGGTTAAACCACGGATTCGCCGAGTTTTGCCAAATGTTGAACCGGTACTTCTTGAACACCGCCCAGTCGTGTGGCGTCCGCTTAGCACGCTTGAGCGATGCGGCGAACTCCTCCTCGTTGACCGTCACGCCCATTGACGGGTTAGCCGCTCGCCAGGTCTTCTTCTTGGCCAGCTCCTTGTCACTGGCATCCTGCGGCGCCGCGTAAGCCACGTACAGAAATGAATCGTCTTTGATGCGACCGTCAGCAACCGCCTGGCCGTAATCCCACTGTCGCTTGCCGTAACCTTCGGGGGTGTCGCCGGCCGTCGACAATTCAACCTGCAATGGCTCAGCGCGACTCGCGCCAGCATACTCAAGCACTTTCGCCAACCGATCATCGACAACGTGCGTCTCGTCAATGATCACCGAGCCGTTGTAACCTTCCTGTGACCGCACATTGTCAGCCGACATGATCTCATACCACGAACGCGTTGGCTCGTGGGTTATGCGCCCGGTCGATTTATTAATCGTGCAACATTCGCGCAGTGCCGGCGATTGCAACACCATCTGCCGCGCGTGCATGTGCATGATCCCGGCCTGTCGACCGTCCCGTGCTGCTGAAAACACTTTCTGACCAAGTTCGCCGTCTGCGACGAGCAAATACAGTCCGATGCCGGCGCCAGTCGGTGACTTGCCATTTTTTTTGGGCACCCACAGAGATGCCTTGCGGAAGCGACGTACCTCGCGACCAAAATGCTTGCTATATCGGACCCAACCGAAGAGCCGCGACAAAAACAACGCCTGCCAGTCCATCAATCTGAAAGGTTGCCCGGCACAATCGCCTTCATAAAGCACTAACTGCTGCTCGAAGAACTGCATCACATGCTGGGCTCGCGACTCGTCGAACCGGCAGCCATTGCGCACTGCCAGCTCGTCGGACGCGTCTAAGACCCAGTGTTTCGTAATGCGATCCGTCACGCCTTCTTGCGCTCCCTCGGCTTGATTGACGATTTCTTGGGTTCAACCGTAATGCGACTGCGACTACTTGGTGTCAGTCCGAACTCGGCCAGTAATTTCAGTTGAATGTCTTCGAGTTTGTGAAGCTCGATTGCCGCTGGGTTGCGAATCGGTCCACGTTCCGTGTCAACGACATGACCATCTTTCGCTAGTATCTTTCGCATCTTATGAATGTCTGAAATCGTCTGGCACAACGTTGCCAACGCCTGACGGTCCGCGATCGTCAGTACTCGCATCGACCGCAATATCTTGCTCAACTCACGCCATCGTCGCTTCGCCATCGGGTCAAGACCGCTCGGCATGATTGGCGTTGTCTCGTCTGGCTGTGGCTCATTGCGATTGATCCGCTCTAGATGTACTTTGTCAACTCCGCGAAGCAGTTTAAGTCGCGTCGGTGTTGGTTTGCGTCCTGTTGGCATTGCCGGCCCCACCGGATTGGTTGCGGAGAAAAATATATGCGGGTGGGGGTTTGGTCTACATTTTTGACCTCAAAATGTTGAACGTACCCCCCCGTCTGATCATTCGCCACGCTTTGTCCTTTTCAAATGGCACGCGTGACACAGTGCCATACAGTTGTCGCTATCTAATCGCAGCTCGGGATAATCTCGCAGCATCTTGATGTGATGTACCTCGGTTGCCACCTTGCCACAGTCATGGCACCAGCGGTGCTGACCGAGGAACCACGTTCTAAACTGCTGCCACCTACGATCGTACCCACGCTTAGCCGAGCTGCCTCGTTGCTTATCATGCACTCGTTGATCAACCGTGCAGTCACATCGGCCACTGCTCACCTTGCCACATCTTGCACACCGTGTTGCTGCTGCTGTTGGCATTAGACCGTGATCACTTCCTTGGCGAATATCTTGGCTTGTTCGGCCGCCTGCGCTGCACCAGTGGAGTACCATCTATACTTCCATGTACCTTCCTCGGTAAGTGACAAATCCATGTAATATATACCAATCGAATCTCGCTTGACCTCGGCGTCCGTACCATAGACGTATGGCGTTGTCGTGCCGCTCGGTGTGGTCACATCTATTGCGACTGTTGATGGATCGATGGCCGCATCTGAGTTTAGGGGATCAGTCCACGTGGCTGTCACACGTACCAGATCGCCTTTGTCGTAAGTGTTAGCCATTGGGGTCTCCATTCTCGCTGAGCGTCAGCGTGTAGCGGACGATGTCATTGGTCGCTAGTCCGTATCGTGCCGTGTCACTGATCGCCACGTTGCCGGGACTTGGCACCATGAAGCCACCAGTAATAATAGGTGTTAGCATACTAGCCACTGCATCTAAAACACTTGGTGACACCGTGCAGTCAACACTTATCGACGGAGCGACGATTGCCGCTGTGGCTGCCAACACGCTCGGTGATACAGTAGCGTCAATACTAACTGTCGGAGCTATGATTGCCGATGTGGCGGACAACACATTGGGCGACACGGTAGCATCGATACTGACTACCGGTGCCACGACCGTTGCCGTGGCTGATAACGCACCACCGAGTGCCACGCCGTCCGTGATGTCGAGTATGATCGGCATGATTCTTGTTTAACTAATAGTTACAATACCAGCCGAATCCCATGTTATCGTAAATGTGCCTGCTGTCACCGTCTTGTCTGTACTAAAATCAATTGCACCAATCAATGGTTTAGCAGGTGACGCCACGCTGTAATCGTAGATCTCAGCAAATCTCGCTGAGAAGGTCGCACCTGTCCATTGTACATCTGCCGCATCGAACACACCTTTATTGCCCGTGTCATCCTGAGTCACGGTTTTGGTCCCCAACGTAGCACCACCAGCCACGTATCCCGTACCAGATATTTCTTTGGCAGACACCGCTGCCCATCCTAAATCGCTTGCAGCAAATGTGTAAGTATTGTCAAGCAACGCAACTTTAATCGTATCATTGACGAGATCAATGGTTTTCTTCATGACCTCAGTCTTGAATTGATTATATAATCCGGCCATTTATCATTCTCCTTCGGTTTTCGGTATTACCGCACCAGCATCAAGCCGTGGCACTTTGATGGTCACATCTTTGCGGCCATCATCGTGATACGTATCTGTAACCTCTAGCTCGACAGGCACGACCTGCGGCTTGCCATCGACCATCACGGTCATGCTGGCCTGCTCTTTGTGCGTCTCTTCTCTCATAAGGTTAGCTCCAGTGTCCTATTCTCTTGGATACCTGATGTGCCTTCGATGGTAGCCGTGGCGTTCAACACCGTGGCTGGGTAATTGACATCACCAGCGGGTGACATATAAAACACTCGGCGAGTTGGCACGCGGCGGATTAGATCTGGGTAGCCGGTGATGGATTGCTGGTAAAACGTACGCACCTCAGCGGCAGTAAATGCCCTGTCGTAGACGGCTGCTAATGCACAGGTGCCTTTGAGATACTCTGAAGCATCATCGGAACGGCGACCGATCGCATAATCATCAGCCGTTATTGCCGCCGTTGATGACACGGAACTTCCAGTATTTATGCCATCCTGATACAGCCGAATAATACTACCATCATAGGTGCCTATTAAAGTGTACCATTGATCGGTATTTGCATATGTCCCAGTCGCTATAGCACCGCCACCAGTTGGATCATACTCAAATGTTACGAGCAATGATGTCGAAAAAGATAATTTGTCAAGATCACCAGCACTACTACCATTACGAGTACCAATGATCACTTGGTGAGTACCGCTAGCACCACGAGTTCTTGCAACCCCGATCATTGTATATGGTTCACCGGCTGATCGTGTCAGTCCAATAGAACCAATAGAAGTGTATGTACTATTCGATGTCCCATTCAGCCCAAGGCGACCATCCACAGCCTCCCATGTCATGCCAACCATTGTGCCATGGTGAGGACGTGGACTCAGATCATATAGCGTCGAACCTCTTGCTGTCTCTGCAACTGGCAGCCACAATCCACGCAATCCATTCCACAATGGATGGTCTGTCAATGGACGCTGCAAATCCACATTGGCTAATATCGCCATTATTGAATTTCCTCGTTGTGCGTGTATGCCAACAATGTGACACTACTCGCAGTCTGATCTAACTCGGATTTCAGCAACAACTTGAACTTAAATGGCATAAGTGGAACGCTCACCACCGTTTGCTTCTGCGCTCCAGTACCGCCGTCATCGAAGAACACTGCGGCCATGCCTTTGTGTGGATCGGTCGGCGTAGCGTCACCATCCTCGTAGTTGGTGCCATCCACTGCATACAGTACGTACAACTCGATTGCTTTGTCGGCGGTGGCCGCGGTGCCGCACGTCCACGTCAGCTTGCATGTCATCCATCGATCTTTGTTGGTCGCGTTATCAATCGCCGACCCAAGGAGGTTAGCTCCAGCCGCTAGACTCGCGGAGCTAATGCCTGTTGTACGACTCGTACCAGTGGCCCATTTAACTGCGTTAGGCATTTGTGTTTGCTCCTGTTACATCAGCCGCGTACACAACACCAATGCCGATCTCGGTGGCTCGGCTGATATTCTCGGTGGCCATTGCTACTAGTTCAGTTTGTTCGGCTGCCGTTAGTACCCCACCAGCAACTAGGGCAGCAACCATGGTCGCTCTGTCTGGCAATGACAGGTCAAGTTCGGTCGCATCACGGTCAATCAGCCTGATCGCTGCTTTGCATGCACCACGCACCGCCCCGGACGCGTGGCTGCTAGCAGCCGTTTCGATCCGTTCATAGCGACTCGCCACGCTACTAGCATCGTCGGCCCCGGCCCCGGACCATGCCAATAGCTCCGCCGAAGACAGCACATTAAGCCGCGTTCGATCCACGGCATTGAGGCTATCGGCAATCTGCTGGTCCGTCATGCCAGTGTATCCACGGCCGAGCGGGTCGGTCGTGATTTCAGCAAATAGTTTCTGTGTCACGTCTGCTCCTCCGGCGATGATATTGTTGTGCTATTTCTGTTTTACGCACTCAATTACCGTGTCTAATTTTTTGCCGTTCTGGTCGATGCCGTTTTGTACCATCGCGTGCTCGCGGTGCACGTCTGCCATGAATACTTTGCTCTGTTCCTCAATGCTAGTGATCTCAGCAAGAGAATGTTGGATCCGCTCAGACTGATCGGCCATCCTAGTCGTGGCAACCGCCGTTTTGTCAAGCAGATTCGTTATGCTCGTTACCATCGGCGGTGCGATAATCCACCCGGACACGTAGATGATCGCACCAAGGAACACCGACGGTACGCCCACCGTGCCGATTAACGTGGACCAGTCACGTACCGTTAGGCCCCACAGCTTGGTTCCGTTGCTATTGCCATTAGTTGCCTGTCGAATCTGGTGCTTCAATAACTGCTCCAGAATCTCTGTCTGACGATCTACTTCCATTCGTGCTACCCCTTACTTTGACCCTTAAGAATCACAGAAAATCCAGGCGCCGTCCTGTGAATCTCCAGTACCTTTTTGTTGTCAATATCGGCTGCATCGATCTCTACCACACCCGTCCCACAATACCGGTCCATTATCCAAGCGAGCACCGCCAGTATTTCGTCATGCGTTAGTTCCGCATCAGTTGCCACCTTCCTGACCTTTTACCTGCTCGACAAATAGCATGATTCCCAAATGCCCGCACACGCGTGCAGCCCTGACGAGTTCTGGCCACTCGTGGACCGGATCTTTTAACAATAAAATTACTGCCGGCTTGCGACCCGTGAGTAACCCGTAATGCACCGACTGACCGATCGACTCGGCCCACTTTGGAGCCCAATCCACTTCGATCGCGTACTCGTCGCTCAGCAGGTCGACCCGTGAACCATCGGACAGGACGACCTCGATCTTCGCATGGTATTTCGGGGCGAGGCGGCGGGCCTCGGCCAGCTCACCGCCTCGCGCGCCGAACGCGAGCAGCAGCAGGACCGCGACGGTCATGGCGGTTCGGTGGATCACGGTTCGCTCCTGCTTACATCTGTGGTTCGCCGATGTGGCCGCCCGGCTCCGCCGTTCCGCCCGTGGTTGCGCCGACCGCCGCGGCTCTTGGCGGGATAGCCGTACCCTGAGCACCGATGCCACCCGGCCCAATCGGGTAGTCGGCGAGTGAACTGAGGGCGAGGGTCGCCGGGATGCCGACGAACAGCGGCGCTAGATCCAGCTCGTCGGCCTTGCTCTGGATCGGACCTGGCGTATCGAGTGGCTCAAACGACATGATCCGATCAGCGATGGTAGCATAGCCGCCATACGATTCTTCGGAAAACATGAACTCGGGTGCTTCCACGGCCGCGGCTGTTAGGCCGAGCAGCTCGGTTCCTAACAGCATCGCGATTTCCTTGAAGTACGCCCAGATTGCACTGGCGAATTCTTCGGTGATTGTCAGGGCCAGATTATTGTCGCTGTGCTGGTACATGTTCGTCAATGCAATCATGCAGAGCCGGTTGTACTCGCCGAGCCAACTATTTTGGACCAGCGTCGTTGTGAAGAACGGTACCGGGTGCAATTGCCATGGCTTCACATCCGCCGAGGCGTGCCCCTCTTCCAGACGTTGGACGGTCGACCCCTTCTTGCGATTGGCCAACACGGTTTTCACGCGGTTGATCAGTTTTCCCATGCGCTGAATCGTATTGATCGATGGATATTGGTTGCGCTGAGCGTCAATGTGCGTCATGATCCGTAATTGCGCCTTGCCGACCTCATCAGCAAGCCTCCAGATGGGCAGATTGAGCGAGCCAATCTGATTACTAAAATTCGGTACCGCAAATCCAAGATCATTCCACGGTGGCACATCATATAGCAATGGCCTGTCGCTCCCAAACTGTCTTTCCGGCATGAGATTATCTCCTAGTCTGTCCACCCAAGACCAAAACGGCTCTTGGATCGCTGTTCATGTGCCGGTACACGCCGACTCGCAAGACGTTTTGCGAGATCGTGAATACGTGGACCAACGATGAGCCAGTCGCGATTACCTCGCGCGGTCTGAAGCTCAATCTCCCGATTGACCGCCTCCTTGTATGCCTCGCCAAGCGGATCCTGCTCAACTACTTTCACATATCGCGGCTCACGCTCGATCCGCTGCTCAACTCGCACCTGGTCGGTTGAGTGTTCCCGATCCTCGACGTGTGCCGTGCTTGCCCCCTGCTTCGATCCGACCGTATCGGCCGTTGCTGTCTGGATCGCCTGCGGTTCGGCGTTCTGCGTGCCGAGGCGATCCAGCCTGCTCACCAGCTGCCGCTTAAGTCGTCTACTGATCAACCAACCGGCAACGCCGATGCCGAGCCCCACCGGCCCACCGATGCCAACCATACCGGCCAGTGCCGTCCACCAGCCAATGCCTAGCGTAGGGATCGCCCTGGCGGCACCGGCGACAAGACCACCGTGCGACGGCGACTGGTGCTCTCGCGGGCCTGCCGTCGGCTCCGGCGTAGTATTTGACGGCGTGGCCGCCTGCGTGATTGGCGTGACAGGCGGCGGCACGACGGGCGAGGGGACTTGCGGGGCCGGCGTCGGTGCGGCTGGCGACACGGTCACCTGCTGCCGGCTTTGCTGCGGTTTTATCTTCGGGATCAAGATCCCCGGGCGACTCTGGATCACACGTTTCACGCCACACAATACGCGCCGCAACAATGAGCACCGTACCATCAGAGCACTATCCTGACGACCGGCTGTCACAATCCCGCATACACGTCCCTTGGTATCCCACACCGGTCCCCCCGAGTCGCCTTCGCGCGGCGATCTAGTGGTGATGGTCAATGCATTTTGCCGAAGATAGCCGTCGCCATATCCATAATCAACTAGGCTCCGGACAGTCCCGGTCCACGCCAAGAAGTCACCGCCACCAAAGCCGGTCATCGTCACCTGCTCGCCCGGCTGCGGCGAGCTGCGTGCCATATCGTAGGGTGGCACCGGGATATCGCCTTCGGGTGTCAATACCGCGACGTCGTTTCCGGCGTCAAGTTGCGCTACGGTTGCCGCCACCGACACGGCCAGCGCTGGAAAGTAGACCGTTGCCTGGTCGCTGCGGCGGTCACGAAGCACGTGGTGAGCGGTAATAATGCCAGCGTGCATGCCATCAGTCGCGTATACCCCAGACCCATATGACGTTGCCCCATCACGGTCCCGGACGCTGATCCGGCAGGTCGCCGGCCATTGGGAAATATCGCGAGAGGTGCCAATTGATTGGCTCGGCGATGGGTTCAGCCACGGCAACGGCTGCAACCCGGCAACCGTGCTGCCCTGGGTACTCGGGCAGCCACTAGCAGTTCACTGGCCGTGCAATGGTGCTGCGAGCAGACCGACCAGCAACAGTGACAACAGTATGGTCCTCACCATCGGATGTACCTCCCGACCAGCAAATTGAGCCAGAACCAAAACGTTCGCTTCGGATCACAACCCTGGGAGTACGAAAAGCACAGATGACCCCACAACCGCACGCGGTAGTAATACGCGAATCGCAGTCGCCCGAGACCGCACTTTTTCAGGTTGGTCCGAAATAGCTGGTCTGCCTCATATCGCGTGAATTCATCGCGTGGCAGGTGCAGTTCGAAGCAACCCGCTGAATACCAGAAATCGTGAAAATGAGCGGCCGGCCGCAGGTCGTGCCCCCACACAATGTCAGGAGCGTCTGTCGCACCGTTTGACACGAAATCGTCCGGCGGTTTCGGGCCTACCAACGTCGAGAACGACGGTAGAAACGATAGATCGGCGTTGCGGTATTGATGATCTGGCATGGTTCCACGTCCAGTTCGC